TAATAATAAGCAATGTATCAATGAACCTTCCATCATGTTTTTATCTATAACATCTTCTTTTTGTCCAAGAACATAGTGTTTGTAAAAAGATGATGGACTAAATACTAGTTTGTTTAAACCAGAGTAAGACATTAAAAAGTCTTTGTCAAAAAATTCTTGCTCTTTCTGAATACGCTCAGAAAAAGCTATTTGTGCTACAAATTTTCCCATATTTTTTTTAGTTACAATTTTCCATATCTGATGGGAAGTACTTGCCTAATATATTACCATTATAGCTATTGGCAGTCAGCACATCATTTTTAATTTGATGAGCCAACTCACAATAACCAAGATACTTTTTAGAACAACATACTTCAAGGATTTCTCTTTGGTAAAACTTTTTATCAGTCAGTGCTATCTCTTCAGTTAGCTCTGCACATGATCCATAATAAGTTTTCCAATTTGATTCCTTAACGACACGTTTGAAAGTCTTTCTAGTCTTTGTTTGTGTCTTTTCTCTATTAGAGATTTTTGTCTTTCTCTCACTGTATAGATTTTTTCTACCTATGTAGAATCTTCCAGTAACTGTGTTGGTAATTTTGTAAACAAATCCAACAGCTTCTTCATGATTTGGAAGGTTCTCAATAGACAAAACGTCTATACCCAAACCTTTATTTGGTTTATAAATCCAATTGCTCATAAGTTGATGTTAACGTACAAACTTACTTATTTTTTTTGACATATTTTTCTATTGCTCTTTGGAGTTTAGGGTAAAAATCATAAAGAGCAACCTCTTTACCATGATGTTTTATAATATCACTGATATCTTTTTCTCTTGGTAAATAGATAAAAGGTAATCCATATTCTTTTTCATAGAATTTCATGGAATTTATACCTGCTTCGTCACTGTCCATACATACTACAATGTGCTGGTAACGCATTTGAAACTGGTGAATATCATTTGATGTAAGTTTTGTTGACTCACTGTTAGGGGCAATACAATCTATTGTAAGGCCTAAGCTATCTATTGCCATCACATCTTTCAATGATGATGCAATAACAAGTGTGTCATGTCCTTTGAGTTGATTATAACCTTGTATGTAGTCTTTTTTCTGTAAATAGAATTTAAACTTTTTTGCTTTTGGATTATACACCTTGTATAACTCATTGTTTGCAAAATAACCATACATATAATCACCATTATTTACAAAGGAGTTTGACATCTCACCTGTAGTAGTGTCAACTTCACTTACTTCATAATATTCTAGTGGTATAACCTCGTATTTATTCAGCATACTACTACCAATGTTAAACTGCAACCAAAACTTTGCATCAAGATTAGTCCAACCTCTTACTTTATAATCAGTAATAGACCATCTTTTTGTACATGCAATAATCTCTATGTCTTGATATGCTCCAGTTTTACAGAATTCATGGTAGTCTTTAACAATTTTCTCACAGGCCTGTTCTTTTGTAAGATTGTATAAATCCTGAACGAGCTTGTGCGCATCGCCAAATATACCTGTTGAGTGACATTTGTAAACAATCTTGTTCTTGTCTTTGTCAACATATATAAACATTGATGGCGTTTTGTCATTAGGATTAAATATACTTTTAATCTTTACTGATCTACCTGTAAAATCATGCGTTAATCCCAAGTAGTATTTATATATCCATGCATCTGGAATATTATCCAATGATCCTACATATTGTCTACTTGAAAACATAATACAAATCTATAAAAAGAAAAAGGGTGAGCATACACTCACCCCTGTTCTTATACAATGAATAAATTAGTCATTGCCAAATGGCAAATCTAAATCGCTATTTGCTGCACTCTCTGCAGGTGTAGGAAAATCATCTGCAAGTGATGATGATGGTGTTGCTGATTGAGTTGGTTCAAAATTTGAGATTGGCTCTTTATCTTCTGGCTTTTCTTTAGCAGCAATGATATGCACTGCTTCATCAAACTCAATGAAGTTAAGTGGTTTTCTATCATCATTCTCTAATGCAGAGAAAGGATACAAACTTTTACGTGGCTGTGCTTTTGGAAAGAACAATCTGTAATTTGGATTTGTATATCCCTCATTAAAGTACTCAGAACCTGCAACAGTAAAATAGCCCCATAGTTCTGGATCAATAAGATACTTTCTTACTTCCATTACATAGTCTTCAATTGTGTCACCTTCTACACCTTTCTCATTCATCTTTGCAAGAACACCCATTTGTTTTGCAACATTGTTAACCCAGTTGTAGATTTGGTTATCTCTTTGGATTACTTTACCTTCATAGGTATAAGTGCTAAAAGGCCAGTCACCAGACTTTACATTACCAATTTGACCTCTGAATTTACCTTGACTTGGATTGTTTTTATTGATATCTAATCCTTCAAACTCATCACCTCTATCAATTCCTTCTAGACGAACAACAACAAAATATGCATCTTTATTGTATGCAGGAGCATCAAGTGTAATATCTACAATTCTACAATAATGAGTACCTGGAGGTATAATCTTAGAAATACCATTTCCACCTTTGCTTTCTTTAAAATCGCTTGACTTAAACATAATTTTTACTTTTTAAATATTAATCAATATAAACTTTATCCCAGTGTGTAATAAGCTTGCCATCTTCTCCTGGTTCAGAGATAACAATTTCTTGACTTCGCAAGTGCTCTGGGCGTGCGCCACAGGCTATTTCGTCAGTTGTCATAAAACTCAAGATGTTCTTTTTGCCTTTTCTATAGATATAACCTATAGCATCTGAGTTTGAGGTAGTGATACGCTTTAGTTTACCTGTCAAATCCAAGTCTAAAGAGTTAAATTCAGCACCATTTTTCTCTAACAATGTATCTTTGATGTGACCAACAAAAATTACATGAGGTGCTAGAGTTTTTACATAGTTAAGAACTTTCTCAAAAGCTTGGCGTAACCATGGATATCCTGCACCATTAGGCATATTCAAGATGTTTCCATAATTAGCTTTGTGTTTTGTAAACCATTCTTTACCCATGATGCTTTTAGAATATAATTCTTCTGCATATGGAATACACATACTTTCTAAAGCTGTGATTGTGTCAAGAGCAATATACTTGTAAGGTTTGCCTGCATCTGTGATCATGTTACCAATAGTAACAATGTCAGCGATAGACTTTGCTTTAAGTTTTATTGCATCAACGTAGTCAGTACCATCTTCAAGGTCTAGAATCAAACAGTTATCTAATGCAGATAACAAAGTAGTTTTACCCACTTTAGGTTTGCTGAAGATTACAAGATTCTTTGGACTCTTGGTTTCAGCTTTTACTTTTTGCATTGGAAGCACAAATCCTCCTGTGGATTTTACTTCTGGTTGATCTTTTGCCATTCTATTCCTTTTTTAATTAAGTCATTTAACCACTCTTTGTTTGACATAGGCACATTATGCTCAATGCAATAATGATCACGTAGTGTCATTGCGCTCATATGCGTATCTTCTTTTTCAGAATACATACCACCAAATAAATCATCAATAGTTGGTTCTTCTTCAATGGTTACTACATCAGCATACGCTGCTTTTATAGATGTGGAATTCACAAGTTCTAGATCAGACAACCTAATTGCATATGTTGTAGATGTTTTTCCATCAGAAGATGTTTCAACTCCTACATACTTTTTAGGATTAAGTGCCCAATTAGGATTGTTTACCAATCTGTACAACTTTCTGTTAGCACGATCATAATGATCTTGATCCCAGTCAAACAACTCAATGTAAAAATCTTGGTTGCAAGATAACTCGCTTGACCAAAAACGTACACATTCTACTCTTTCATCTCCAAACTCTTTGCCCATGTAACAGAGTTTTGAACCAAACTTTGGACTGGAGATGCCCATGTGGTTGAAAAGATTCTGCCAGAAAGGAAGGTATTCACTTGTGATTTCCTTAATGTGCTTTTTCTTTTCAGGCTCTGTTGTAGCTTTGAACGTACTACTCATTTGTTAAAATTTAAATTATTACTTACTTTTTGCTGTGTAAGGTTCCTTGTCAGGTTCCAACGCCTCAACAACTTCCATTTTTGCATAATCTGCCTTATACCATTGAATACTAGTCTCTCCAAATCTATTTTTGAGAACATGCATCGCAAGTAAATATTTGTCACTAGGAGTAATAATGTACTTTTGAGGGCCATACCTGCTTATGTTATACTTGGCTGGCCTGTTGTAAGCAATCATTACGTCCGCGCATTGTAAGAGGTAATCGCTTCCAAAGACATCTGCTTCTGTTGGATAATTCTCCAACTTACCTGGCTTTTGTCTTTCAGCATTGTCAATCTCTCTGTTTAACTGAGTAAGAATAATAAACGTAACAGGAAGTTTATTCTTCATCTCAGTCAGCATTGTGGCAAGATTCTGTAATGTAACTTGTTTGCTGGTATCTGAAGCTGACTGGCGAACCAGAAGTGTGTGGTCCAGCGTAACCACAAACGGTTTTTTATATTCTGCATAGAACATCTTTATAGCATTAGCCATGTCTCCAACAGTCATGGATCTATCTATAACAAATTCATTGCGTCCTTTTTGTTTGCCAACATAAATACTCAATTTCTCATAATCAGCTTTAGATAATGGTGGCATGCCATCATCCTCTGCAGATTGTAAGTATCGTATGTCTAAATTGTTAGAGGCAGATAACTCGCGTACACCCATGTTTCTACCAAGCATTTCAAATTGGAAATGCAAAACCATAAAATCTTGGTCTTTGTTGTTTTCTTGTAAAGACCTTGTCAATGTTGCTGCCACAAGTGTTTTACCAACACCTGGTCGCGCAGCTAAAACATATAGAGATTGCCACTCAATACCATTGAGACCAATAGTATTAAAACCATCCCATGAAGTTTTAAGAGATTTGATCTCTTTTCTTGCACGTTTTGCTACATATTCAAGGCTTTCTTCAAGTATCTCACTGTATTTACGCCATGGTTTTTGGTGCGAAGCTGGCGCATGAGATACTGTTTTGACAGTCTCTGAATTATTATGCATAAAGTAATTTTTTGATAAACAAATATACTAAAAAAATATCAAACTACCATAAAATTTTGGTAGAACCTAACGCATCTAACTCAGTGTTTACCTTATTAAACACGTCATTGCAATCCCATTGTTTTTCGCGTGCATATGCAGCTGACGCAGGGTGACTTGCTTTAAGAACTATTTGAGATTCATCTAGTAAATCCTCAAGTTCTTGTGCTTTCTTGCCTAATAAAACCCATACAATTGGTTTTTTTGCGTTTACAGAGTAAGAATTTAACATGTCTATAAGATACTTTACAAAAGGATCCCATATTGCAAAATGCTTACCTATCTTTCCAACCTCTGTAGTCAGTGAGGTATTTAGCATTAAGATGCCTTGTCTACTCCATTCTGCTAAATCAGGATTCAATTCTTTTGGATCACTGTCGTTATACACTGTTCGTGCAATAGCACCATGTATATATCTAAGTGATGCCTCTTTCTTTCCTGTATTACCACAACTAAATGCAATACCATCAGCAACTCCTAATTGTGGGTATGGATCTTGACCAAC